CTGATTCCACGTTTTTAATTGCACCATTATCCGAAAAAAGATATATTAAAAACGAACCATTAGGAATATTCATTTTATTAAATGGTTTAAGATTAAACATTACAAACCACATTTATAATTATGATATTGATATTTGCCAAAATTTATTTGATAAACTCTCTTCAATATTTGATGAAAAAGTTGAAAAAAATAGAATGGAATTTGAGATAGAGATGCAAGGACAAATTCAACACTCTTTATCAAAAATATTAGAAAAAATTACTAACGAAAGTTCTCTCTGAGAACTTTTTTTATTAACTCTTGTAACTGTTCGTTTTTTGGTTTATAAGAAGTCATTTTAGGCTTATTACCCGTACCTGATTTAGAGTGTGTTTTTTCAGCCTTTCTTTTTTGTTGACATGCAGACCTTTTTTGTGAGTCGGTCATTTTACTGGCAACACCGGCAGCACGACATTTAGGATATCCCTTATCACTAGCCTCAGGTCTACCACACGGAGGATGTCCCCCACCTTCTTTTTTACGACAAATATTAACCCATGGTCCTTTTGGCTGTGAACTTCCTTTTGGTTTCTTTTTAGTTCCAAACCAAACCGCTAAATCTTCTTTTAAAAAAGATTCTTTAAGTGGACCAACATCTCGTTTAATTATTTCTTCAGGACTTTCGACATCTGATATACTACTACCGTCTTCATCATTTTGTCCTGTATAAAAACTTTTTAGATATGTATCAATACGAGATAATTTTTCAGTATTAGCTTCTATTTTTTTTCTTTCTTCAGGACTTTCTAAATAATCACCATCAGCTTCTTCATAAGCCAATTCCGCATTAGTGTATTTGTAAACAGGGGTATTGAATGGCGCCAATTGGTCTGGTTTCCATTGTTGTGGTGCAAGAACAATTGGAACTTTATAATGTCCTGATGAACCTGACCCTGTCGCTTCCCTTATTGATTTTTTATTCATATATTTAACTTAACCATAAATATCCATTTATTATTAAAATTATGACAGAAAAAGAACCTATGGGGTTATTATTTGATTCTATCGCATATTATACTCCCGAAGACATTGATAAATTAACTGATAATTTAACAATTGAACAATCATTTTACATCCTTGCTCAGGCAATAGAATATGCTCATAAAGCTAGATTGTACGATTTAAGGGAGACTGAGCTAGTTTCCAAATCAATTAGGATGGTTAATACTAATTTAACCAAATCTGAAGAATAAAAAAAGGGTCTCACGGGACCCTTTTTTTATTTATAATTTATTTCCACAAGACGGACAAAATTTAAAATTTGTTTTTGTCTTGGTACCACATTCCGTACAATATTGTCTAATGTCTTCTGTGGTTTTATTCTTAGTACTTAATGGTTGTAATTTAAAACTAATTTCATGTGATGTGTGATAATTAAAATTCTCATATGAATTAGTAAAATTTTGTTTGGATTTATCACCTTTCTCAACTCTGCCGGTTTCAAGAGATTTTTTACTTCTAATGTTTGGTCCCGCAAATGTATTGGTTATAACGCCAGCAGTATTAGTTGAAGTATTAAACGCTGTTGATGAAATACCTGAAGTTAAATTACTTGTATTTGTAGAATAATTGTGAATGTTTGTTGTTGTTACACCCATAGGTTGGAATGAACCCGTACCTGAGTGATGTAAATTTGTGTAAGTAAGTCCATTTGTATAATAGAAATTATTTCTAATAGGTTCTTGTTCATCATAAAACTCAATTCTAACATCCCCATTCAAATCGATTGCCGATATGTTTTCAGGAGTATTTTTAATTTTATAGGTACTGAACTCAAACTTGTTGTTAGTGTCCAAGAATCGTTCTAAAAACATCCTCTGACCTGGTCTTAATACAACCCCACTTGTTGAGATGTATTGACCATTCAATTTGATTTTTACAAGTACCGATTTTTGTTTTGGATTATGGATTTCGAATTCGAAATTATCTTTGTCATTTAAGAAGATAATGTGGCCGTTATAGACCTTAAGACGCGACTTTTTCTTTGTAATGTGTGCAGTCGGTTTGCCCACCGTAGTTGAGTAATTCATTTTTTAATTTTATTATAGTTAATGACTATGTTACCAATACCTTCGTGTCCGTGAATACTCAACAACCTTTAAGGTTGGGGACTGATAAACTAAAATCTAATAATAAATATATTCAAAATATTTTTGGAATCAATAAAAATGTGTATATTTGTACAATAAAAAAATAAAACAGTCTATGAAAAACTTAATCGTAATTTTAATCACAGTAATATTTTTAACTTCATGTGTAAGTCAAAAAACTATTGAATTAGCAAACGGTAAGATGGTTACCGAAAAAAAATTCAAAAGAATGTGCCATAAAGCTTATAAAAAAAGTTTTGGTAAAATGTCAAAAGAAGACAAAAAATTGTTTGAAGATGTAAAGATTTCTGTAGATACCTTATCAGGTAACTAATACTTACTTAACAAGTTTAATATAGTCACCCTCTTTATAGGTTACTTTATTTATAAGTGCACTTTGTAATACTTTATACACATCTTGAGTTGGTATAGTTATAGACCTTTTATCCGTAACTGGTGTTATTGTTTTACTAGCCATTAATGATTTACCAAGAGATTCAGGTGTTTCATTTATAGGGCATTTAATAAACCTGATAAGTGGTTTTTTAACTAATTTAACCCTATCTCCAAGACTAACACCATGATTATTACCAAATCTATTATGAATTACCAAATAACTACCATCTTTTTCAGGTGTAGATTTTATAAATTTATTATCGGATAAAAATTTAACTCTTTCCACCATATCTGTTGTGACCCCAATAGGGAATTCTAATACTTTACCTGTAGGTTTAACATTAATCGGGGTTTTTTCATCACCTGTATTTTCGGTTTCAGTCCCTTTTTTCTTCAAATTACCACAGTTGTCTAAAACTAAAATAATTTTATCAGCCGTGTCTCCAAATTCTGTTAATGATGGAGAACATCCCCAATAAATAATAGAATTTCCTTTACTGATTTTAACTTCAGGAGAACTTGAATGGCATTTATTTCCTGACAAACATTGTAAACTAATTATAATATCTTTACTTTTGTCACCTATAATTTGTTTTGCTTGTTCATCTGTTACAACAATTGGTCCGCTGGTCTTACTCTTTCCATCATATTCATTATTTAAATTAGCAATACCAATTTCAACACCATTTAATTTAATCGCAAATTCAGCTTCATTACATCTATGGTCACCTCTACATGGAAACCTTGTGTTTTCAACTGAGTTATACATAACCTCTACAGTTAAACCAACAACACATTCTGCAGGAGATTTTAATTTTAATTCTACTTTAACAAATCTTTCAGGTTTATATTTTTCGTCGTTAGGATTATCAATTCCTTTAGTGTATTTCTCTGAACCAATAATAACTTCAGGTGCCTCAAATATTGGTTTATTTGAAATAATACCTTGACTTACTAAGTTATCAAAATATTTGGTCAAATATTCTTTCATTGTTGTTGCTCTTTTTTCTGAAAGATATCCAGGGTCAACTTTTGGGCGTGCAGGGTTTTCATTATCAGTATTAGTTACCTGAGATTCTCCGGCAATAATTTTTACATAAACAACTCTACCTTTTTTTGATGTTAAAAATTTTGCAGCATTTGCTAATTGACCATCTAATTCTTCTTTACCTTCAGGTGATAAAGATTTCCATTTTCCATTTGAGAAAAAACTTTTTCCTTCGAGGGTTATTTCATCGGGATTTGTTGAAGATTGAACTGCAGAAGTGTTTTGTTCTTTTATTAAATATAAATTTTTTGTTGCACTCTCATGCATCATCAATATTCTTTTAACTTCTTTCGTATCTATATTCCAATTTTGTTTAATCATTTTACTATTTTATTATAAATACTCTATAATAAAAAAAAGGGTTCCATTAGGAACCCTTTTATTGTTAAATAAGATATTGATTATCTCAACTCTCTTAAGTCAAATGTTCTTACACCATCAACTGTAATTCTACCGTAGAAACGGTTGTTTACCATTTTCTTAGCGTATCTAGTCATGATACCTTTGATTGGTGTGAAGTTGAATGGGTTATACATTGTTGGAGTTAATTGTAAAGGTACGTACGGTGCGTAGATGTAACCTGTGTCTAACAATGATGTTCCTTTGTGACCCAATAACACTTGGTTTGGTGGGAAATAAGGGTCTCTGTACACTTGGTAACGACCTGCTAAAGTACCTACTCTTTCAATACCCATGTTGTATTGGTCTTGCTCAGGAGAAGCGTTTGATACGTGGAAGTATTCTAAATCGTCAAAGATAGCTGAGATTTCAGAAGAAACAACAATCCAGTTAGCTCCACCTCTTAATGTAGATTTGTGGATTTGAGCTGAGATTTGGTTAATCGCTGTGATAAGCGTTTGGTTCCAGTCTTTTTGAGTATAAGGAACTGCAGAAGAACCTAAACGTTTCCAACCATTGTAATCCCAACGTAAGTTCCATGCTGCACCTTTACGTAAATCTCTTAAGATTTCACGGTCGATTTCAGCTGCAACTTGTTCAGATAATAAAGCCGTTAATTCAGCTTCAGCATCAATGTTGTGGAATGCCGCAACGTCTTGTGCCATTTCTGGAGACCATTGTGCTCTTAATTTTCTTTCTGTTACAGAAACTGTAACTGACATAAGGTCGAAAGATACCTCACCGATTCTATCTTCAAACTCTAAGTTTTTGTAGATTCTATATTTAGCAGTGAACGCACTATCTAAAGCTGTTGTAGATGAGAAAGTTGAACCTGTATAACCGTCCATTGAACCACCACAAGTGATACAAACCGGTACTTGTAAATCAACCTCTAAGTAAATTTTACCTTGAGCATCACATAAGTTGTCATATTGACCACCATCAGTTTTACTGTTAGGGAATACTAAAGTTGAGTTATTGTTACCATATTGAACAATACCTTTACCATATCTTTGAGTTACAACTCTAAATAAGTAAGGGTTATTAACATTTGCTGCTGTTGTAGGGTTACCCGCAACACCATAAACTGTTAAATCAGATAAGAACGCTTCGTTATCCATCGGTTGACCGTCAGGACCGATTAATTTACCTGCTCCATCAGATGCAAAACCTGACATTACAATAAGAACTTTTCTATAGTTATCTTCACTATAACCTGAAGGAACTAATTGGTCCGCTAACCATGATACAGTAGTAACCGTAGCTGTGATTGCAGAAAATTGTCCTTTTGAATAGTCAAATAAACCTGGTGGGTCTAAAGCTGGTTCATTACCTTCGTAGAATCTATCATAAAGGTCTTTAGTGTTGTTATAGTCATAACCACTGTTTGGTGTTTGTGCGTCAGACGCGTTTGGTGAACCATACGGTGCGTAGTGGATACCTGTGTTTGCGTTTGATTCATCAGTGTATGCTTGAATATTTGGTACGAAGTAGAATAATTTACCGATTGGTAAGTTCATAGCTTGTACTGAAACGATGTCATTTGACAAAAGTTTAGAGAATACTCTTCTAACGATTGGGAAAACCACAGTTTCAAATGCACCTGTATCAGATGTAGATGATGCTTCGTTAATTAAATACGATGCTTGGTTTTCGTAAAGTTGTGCTACGTTTTCTCTCATGTGACCTTTAAGACCCTCTAAGAATCCTAATTTGTCCCATTTGTTGATTGTGTCTTCTTTGATAACTTTAAGGTGTTTTAACCCGATGTTACCAACTAGACCTGATTCTAATAATGCTCCCATTTTTTTGGTTTTTATTAATTTTATTTATTTTTATTTTTTTACCCTAATTTACTCATCAAATCCTTCATTCTCATGAATTGAGGATTTTCGTAAGTTTTAGATTCAATTAGTGTAGATGATGAACCTGAAGAAACTTGTTTTGTTAATCTTGTTTCTACTGATTCATTAATTGATTTTGTATCTGGTTTAGATAACTCACCTTTAATTGACTGATAAAGATTTTTAGATTCTTTTAAAGTTTCAACATCGTCAAATCTTCTTAAGATATTTATTTTCTCTTTTTTAGTAGTCGAATGTTCAGTGAACAATCTAGTCGCATACGCTAAGTTTGAATTGAAGATTGCAACTTCGTTAAGTTTTTCTCTGAAAATATTTAACGCTTTTCTGTATTCTTCATTTTTCTCTCTCAACATATTAACTTCTTGTTGAGTAGATTCTACTTTTACTCCACTATTACCATAAACATAATTTCTGTTATTAGTAATACCTTTTCTAAGTCCTCTACCTTCTTTGGAACCCATTCCATAAGTTCTAGCAGCTTCTTTAGTTTCTCTCTTTTCAAAACCTGCGTCATCTCTACGAGCTTTAGTCGTTTTAAGGTCTTTTGAAGCAATTTTACCATGTTTCATTGCTAACCTTTCATCTTCTTTGTCTTTGTATCCTTGACCTTCTTTTGTTTCTGCCTTAACAACTTTGGATTTTCCTTCCATATTTGCTCCCGCTTTGTATTCAAATTTTGCTTTACCAGTACCCACTGATTTAGGACCTTGTTTTTTGTCCTCTTTAAATCCACCCGCAGCTTTATCTTTGTAAGTGAATTTAGGTCCTGAGCCAATTCCAACACCTTTAGGTTTAATTGTTGATTTTGCTTCTCTAACAGTTTTTCTTCGGTTGTAAGATTCGCCCAAATCTTCGTCTTCGTCTTCTTCGTCTAACATATCGTCATCCTCTTCGTCTAACATATCGTCATCCTCTTCGTCTAACATATCGTCATCCTCTTCGTCTAACATATCGTCATCCTCTTCGTCTAACATATCGTCATCCTCTTCGTCTAACATATCGTCATCCTCTTCAAATTCGATTTCGTACATAACTTCTTCGTCGTCTTGGTCTACTTCAATATCTGAAGCGTCACCGTCTTTAGAAAAGATTGCGTTAATTACATCTTCTGTATCAACATCGTGTTCTTCATCCATATCTCCATCCATATCTTCGTAATATTCTTCTTCAGATTCACCAAGCTTAACTAGATATTCTTCATCAGAGTCATTGTCAGTTAAGTGAATATCGTTACCATCTTTTTTTACTATGATGCCATCTTCTTCACCCATTGCTTTAAACACCTTAAGAATTTCTTCGTCAGAAGCGTCAGTTAAGTCTATCGGACTTTCTTCAGAATCAGTATCCATGTCAAAATCCATGTCTACGTCATCATCTTCATAATCAGTATCAATGTCAACGTCAACATCTTCCATGTCGTCGTCATCCATATCAACATCTAATTCAACCTCATCATCATCTTGTTCAGATAAAGATTCTTTTACTAACTGATTGATTTCTTCCTTCATAGTTGAAGCAAGTATTCCTTTTGCATTTTCGGCTATCGCTTCTTCAACTTGTCTCATTTGAATAAGTGCCTCTTGTACTAATTTGTTATTTTCTTGCATGAAAAATTAATTATTTATAACTTATAAATAGTTCCAATATGATAAAAATTCAATTTGACCATATTGTAAACAAAGTTTATTTTATTACATAAATATTACCTAAACAAAAAAAGTGGCCCTAAGACCACTTTTTTATTTTTTAAATTGTTAATTAATTACTCAATAACTTCGTCAATTTTACTTTCCGATACTGCCGTTATTCTCCACTCATGAGTAAACCCCTCATATTTTTTTGTAACTTTTGCCTCAACATCTGTTACAGAATAACCTTTAACTAACTTCTCTTCTCTGATTTTTCTAATCTTACCTGTATTCTCATCAGGTAAATCATACTGAATTTTTGCAACAAAATACTTTTCTTCCATGTTTGTGTTTTTTTATTTTCCTAAAAAATCGTTTAATTTTCTCATTAAGTCAACTTCTTTTTCAACAACTCCATTATTTTGTTTGTATTTTTTTTCTTCGTCTAAATTTTCTTCGTACTTATCTCTATCTTCAGCATTTGAAAATAAGTAAGCTCCTGGTGTTGATGGAGATGACACTAAGTCAAAACAGATTAATTCAAAATCATCTTGTACTTCATTTCTTTCCCCAACTTTTTTAAGTGAACCAACCCCACGAGATGAAATCCCTAAAGTAACTCCTTGTCTCATTAAGTTTGCTGCTTGGTCTCCTTTAGTTGAAACAATCCCTCTTTCGTGAAACCCTGGTGAAGTTAATAATTTTAACTTACCCATTAAAATATTTTTATCCCACCATATATCAGTAATGATGTGGGCTACTCTATCTAAATCAATAAGAGATGATTCAGGGTGATTTAATTCAGAAGTTGATAACCCTTTAGCAATTGTTTGTTTGTAGTTATCTGCTTCTCTTTTAAGGATTCTTTCAGGGTATGACCTACCATTTCTGTTTGGTGTATCATATTTTTGTAGTACTGCATAAAATTCAAATGGGTTTCTATAATCCATTTCTTTAGCTTCTTTCAAAACAATCTCATTGTGTTTCTCTTTAGGGGAAACCCAACCCGCATCTGTTTCAATTAAAATTCCGTGACCAGTCTCACTTGCCTCTAATATTCTTAACTTTTTCATTTAATCTTTTATGATAAATATGCGGTAATCAATAGTTTATTATTCATTAGTTTTTTTTGATGTTGAAAAATCAAAATATTTGTTTTGTAGTATGTTGTTTCTGAATACTGATTTTACAATTATTTTAATTGAATCTTTAATTTCAATTGATTTAAAATCTAATTCAGAGTTTGTGTATAGGTTGATTTCTAAATTAAAAAAAGATTTTTTTCCGTGAGATATTCCACTAGTTCTAAGGTCTAAATCCACAATACTTTTATCTTGAAATAATTTAGTGTTTATTGAGTCATAGACAGAATGTTTTATTTCTCTTCCTAAATTAGAAACAATTCGGTTCCAATTATCATAATCTTCTTTTGGGGTTACCCATGATTGTATGTTTATGTAAACAGATTTTAGATTTTTAGAATCTACTGTACCGTAGACGGATTTAATTGGATTGTATAAATTTAACTTTACACTTTTTCCCTTTTTCATTAATTTTCATTATTATATGTGTTTATGTTCTACAAAAAAATAAGACATATATCTCAAATTGTCAAAATTTTTTTAAAACAACAAGATATTTGTATATTATATGATAATAGTAAAAATTAATAGTGGGGATAATATTGAAAGAGCTTTAAAGACTCTTAAGTCCAA